AGATTGCTTTATTACGTCAGTTAACAACTAAACAGACTGTTTGTTAGTTATTAGTAGTACAAACGTAAACTTCCATCTTGCTTGCCGGCCCTGTAGTTGTATAAGTTTCAGCTTTTAAAAAAACGTTTGACAAACGAATCATCACGCGACTGCGTTGAAAACGCAGAAGCGCCGTTGGCATCCGGCGCGATTGAATCTCGCAACCGAACGCCAACGGCGCTGTTTGAAAGTGGTGGCTATGGACTTATTTATACGTGAGCCATATTTAAGCTACTCGCACCACCAGCTTTGAATGCTCCCGGGATTTCTCCCGGGAGCGATTCGATTACTTCTTGTCCTGCTCGACTTCCTGGTACGTCACGATCTTGCCATCGATCGTGATCGTAACCAGATCGCCAGGCTTGACGTTCTTGCGAGCCTCATCGATCGGGCCGAAGATATCCGACGGCTTCTTACCGATCCGTTCGGCACCTTGCCAAATCGCTCGGACCAGATCACGAGGATCGGTACCGACTGCGAACGTCTCGCCGTCGACGGTCCACTTCGTCTGACGGTACTTGGCGTAACGTCCGACTGCGGTATCTGCCGATCGTACTCCGGCTCCCTGGAGGTTTGGGAGTTTGACGTTTCCCTTATCGTCACGGACGAATCGCTCATCCGTTGCGAGTTGTGGGAACGTTTCGAGAAGTTGACGGGCCATCTGTGTCAGGACCTTACGATCCTGGCGCATTTCGTCAAGCTTCGAGCCGGAGTTAGCAGGCTTGGCAGGCGCAGTCTTTGTCCGCCAGTATTGCATTTCGGACGTAAGATACTGCGTGACCGTGGAATCCGTCTGCGCCAAATGCCAGGCAACGTGCTTGTTCTTGCCAATCGCCAAATCGCACTGGGCGATAAACGCCACGATGAGATCGTTCGCAATCTGCGCAGCGTTCTTGTCCTTACTGGCCTTGACGTCAAACGGATGGTTGGCGACTTTCGAATCGCCGGAATCGTCCGATTTGGCCGCTTCAATCTGGGCATTGATGTCCCAAACTTTGGCCACCATCGCAACGATGGAGTCAGCGGGAGCAGCGAAGTCGAACGTCAGTCCGTGCTTCGCCATCTCCGGCGGAAATAGGTTGTCACTCACTGTTAGGTTGTCCCTTCTGGTTTCGGCCGGTCCGTCCGGCCAGTGAGAACAGAATACACCCGGGCCGCCAAATCTCCAAGCGAATCGGGTTACGAATGTGTTACGAAATCTTAAGACTCGTTCCGAGAATCATTCCCACTACTGGTTGCGTCGCGTAATCATTCTCGCCGTTAACGATTTCGCGTTGCAACGATTCACGAGAGCAACGATTTCCGAAAACACATTTCGCTAAGCTAACTGTTTACCGTTCATTCATTCAAGAGTTCAATCGTTCAAGATTCAAACAGTTAGCTTGCCTAACCTTTTCATTTGGTTTGATCAGGTCCTTGTGCGACTGCGGAGCGAAGTGGAGCCGTGTTAGATTGTTCTTGAGTTTACTACTCAGATAGACTAACGCTTCCATCTTCGATTCCCGTCTGAAAAGCAGAAACCGCCGCAGCACAAGCTGTGTCCATTTCTTCTTGTGTCGGAGCTTGCTCCTTCAAAACTCGGTACTCTGAAAGCACAGTTCCAACGTCTTGACTGCCGGCCCGTCGCACGAAGATACTGTAACCAACCTGGCTGTCATCTGAATAGCTCATTGAGTAAACTTCAGGATTGCTCATGGTTTCGACCCCTTGTGTAGAAAGCGCTTGCTTCGTTTTCCAAAATGCTTCGGTTGCGGTAACCCCATTCGCACCGCTCCTCCGCTTCCTGTAGTAAGGTAATCCTTCCCGGCGAAATGTCAAGGGCGTACCTAACGGAAACGAACGTCTCGCCTTCGGGATTGATCAAATCATATCCCTCACTGTCGCCGTCGTCAACGTAGACTAAATCATATCCGTAGGGCAAGCTCACGTAGCTACCTTTCTGAAAACTTCGCCTGGGTTCCAATCGGCGGACAAATACCAAATGCCGTCGCGTAGACTAAAGATAGACAGGTTGGTGGGGAAGTGGTGGCCGAAATCACTGGTCCAGTGCCTATCTGCGGTTGAAGGGGAATTAAACGTTTGATGGCACAACGTGCAATGACAGCGATTAAAACCCGTCCAAATTGCACAGCACGTGTGGCAATGTAACCAATTGGTTGAGTTGTAGCCATCTCGTTCCAAGGCCAGACACACTTGACAGGTGTCCGGTTCCCCCATAGACTAGAAGTCTAACACGGAGGCTTGTTCGGTGTCAAGCGACTTGTTGAATCCCTACCTGCAAGCCCGGCGCCTGCTTGGGCTCAGCCAGCAGGAGGTGGCCGACCAGGCGCTCGTTTCGGTCAGTTGCGTTCGATATAACGAGCAAGGACTGTTTCTGAATCCAATTCCTAAGCTCACTGCTTTCTACGAAAGATTGTTCTTACGTGAAGCGTTGGTTAGAAACTACTACCGCTTCCAGCGCAGAACCAGGCAAGAGAACAAAAAGATGTGGTTGCTTCCGGAGCCTAATCTGTTTCTGGAACCGATACGGGCGACTTTCAAATTCAACGGAATTGGAGTGACTCGCTTTTGTAAGAACTACTGTTGCCAGTCAGTTCTTCTGTACCAGCCCAAGAGACTTCTTGGAACCGATCTTTACAAGATTTTGAATCAGGCCGGCTTCACGCCAGTTCAACTACAGGAGCTTCATGACCGCCTCCAAGAATACCACGATCGACGCAATACCAGAGGTATTGGATCAGACAGCCTTACGCATCATCACACTGATGGAGCAAAAGTATTTCGAGACCGGATCGATTCCAACAGTGCAACAAGTCTGCGACCTACTAGGATTGACCGCCCCTGTAGTACTCTCGTATTTAGACCAATCGCTCGTCAAGCAAACATTGAAGCGACGGGGAATTGAAACTGTAAACGGTGACGGCCTGGTTTCAATTGAGCAAGCTTATCTCGTCAACTTGCTTCTGGACACCTTCGATCGCCGTGGCATTCGTGAGAAACTGAAAGCTCTCAAGGACGGGATGGGTATTGAGATAACGTTTGCTCAATACAATGCGTGGATGAAGGACCCGAACTTCAAACGCTACTTGACTAAGCGGGCCGAGATTCAATTCGACAGCTTAGAGCCGGTTGCAAGAAACCGTATCGTACAAGCTGTCGAGTCTGGTAACCTGGCGGCAATTGAGTACTACTTCGAATTGACAGGGATTTATTCCCGCCGCTCGCAGGATATGCTCGACTTGCGAAAGATACTGTCGCAAATCATTGACATTCTGAGTCGGCACGTTGATCCTGAAGTTTTGCAAACTGTCGCTTCAGAACTTGAAGTCTTGGGAGTCAACAGCTTCAATGGTACTCGTGCTCTTGCCCCTGTAGTTGAGACCACTGGAGAGCCCGTTGCCGACTTCGGTAATTTCTAATACAATCAAGGACAGCGCTGGAACTGCTCTGGCGAACATCCCGGTTGTTATCGATCTAGTTCCAGGTCCAGCTTTTCGTATGGATATTGGCTCGGAGATTGAGCCCGCGGTCATTACAAAGACGGACGCAAATGGTTTGTGGAGTCTTGCACTGGAAGAGTCTGCAAATATCGACCCTGCTAGTTCGTATTACCGTGTAAGAGAAATGGCTCCCAAAGCAAAAGGCGGGGCTCGTACATGGTTCTTTCGAGTTCCAGTTAACGATTCGCTTCTACACGATTGTTTGATTCAACCTACTGTTGCGAACGCTATCATCAAGCCCACTGTAGTTACGAGTACTTCTCGGCCAGCTACTCCGTACATTGGTCAGATGATCTTCGAAGCAGATACCGGGAAGGTTCTCTGGTACTACGGTAGTACATTGGGTTGGCAATATAACTGGTGGCTTGCTTGGGGTGAAGTCGCCAATATGTCGATTAATGCCGCCAACTTTACTACAACCAGTACTACCTATGTAGACGTGACTGGACTCAGTAACGCAAGCCTCTTTACGGCAATCAATGGTCGAAGATATTTGACTACGATTAATGCGTTCCTCGGTTACAGTGGTTCTACTGGAGCTACAATCAATACAGCTATAAAGAAAGCGGATGGCACCAGTTATTATAGGGATCAGAGCTACTTGATTCAAAGTGCTTCAGGTTGGAACATGCCTATGTACTATGAATCTCGGGATGCAGAATCCGGTGTCGTTGGTCGTAGGTTGATGGTGAATAATGCTGCTGGTGGAACAATAACTATCTACGCTAGCGCAACCCATCCTGCTCTATTGTCTGTGTATGATATTGGACCTTCGGCTGCGCCGGTGATTACATGACAACAATTGGTGCACCGACCGGAGTATATCGGTATGGATTCTATCCGACTGATCCGTATATCGGAATGTGTATTTTCGATTCCACATTCGGAAAGGTTCTGTACTGGTACGGACCGGCTCTAGGTTGGCAATACGCTTGGAATCTTGAATGGGGTTGGGTCGCAGATATTCAGCTTGCAGGTACTTTCTCTGTGTCTCTTCCTGAAGGTGATATAACTGGACTGACTCTTTCCTGGGCTGTTATGAAGAACAGGAAATATCTTATCCAGATGAATATTAGGTACAGCAGCCAGCCAGAATCTGTTGGCACATCTGTCTATCTAACTGATGGATCAAATACACACACGAATGAAATAACGATGTCCAACGGCTCGTCTGGTAATAATGCTCAGGAGATAACACTCACAGAGCGTTACCTAGCTACTTTCTCGGGAACTATTACTCGTAAGGGACGAGCAGCGAAAAGTGCCCCGGCGGATACTAAAACTCTCGGCCCTGATAATTCAATTCGAATTTATGACGAAGGTCCGAATGGAGCGCCTCCATATGTTTGATGACGATATCGAAGAAGGCGATGACGGCGTACTGCATGAACTAGGACAACTCGATCCAGAAGTAATAGAGCAGCTACGTGCATTCAAGGGCGATCCTGATCCTGGGAGGAATCAAGCTCGTGACATACCGAGTTCTGACTGATCTTGCGGACGTACTTCGTGCTGGCGGATGTAACGTCATCGAGTACGAAGGATGGCAAAACAGAGGCCGTCCAACTTCGACGGGGGAATTCAATCCCCAAGGAGTTCTTTGTCACCATACGGCGTCGCCCGATAGTTGGTCCGACCAGGACGATATCAATTGTATCCTTGCCGGAAACTCATCCGCTCCTGGTCCAATTTCACAACTGTACCAATCTCGGTTCGATCCGTGGCCCATTTATGTTCTCGCTGCCGGTAGAGCTAATCACGGCGGCAAAGGAAAGATTCCGGGATATTCCTGCGACGATATGAATGCTCGGCTTCTAGGAATAGAGGCGGGACAAAGCGGTTCGACGTACTGGCCTGACGGGATGACGACGAATTATGCAAGAGTGGTTGCAGCGTTACTTGCTGGTTATCATTGGCCTATTGATATGGTTCTACTTCATTATACTACTGGTCCTCCTTGCGGGAACAGCAAGATAGACCCTTCCGGCCCGTGGCAAAAAGAACCTCATCTCCCATTGGGAAACCCCGGCGGCAGTTCGTGGAATCTGGATACTTGGCGCCAATTCATTTCGGCCGGGTCCGGCCCTGTAGTACCTCCTGTTACTCCGACCACTGGAGAAGATATGTCGAAGTGCATTATTCACGTCGATGATTCGCAACCTTCTGGTTCAGCTGGTTACTTCAAGTACAATGCAGTCTGGAACTGGAATGGTCCGTGGCGATATCACCTGCCGAGTGAGCTTGGTGTAAAGTCTGCGGTATACGAAAATACTGGCGATCCAGACGTATTCAATCATCCGCTCGGAGAAATCATAAGGAACGGATCGTGGGTCCAGCCGGTTGGATCATTGGACGGTTATGGCGCAGTGGCGGGACACGATCCAGGAGACGTGTGAATCCAGGTAGACGCCTGTTTCTATTGATTATTCTAGCAACCTTTATGCTAGCGATATCGATTGCTGTTTATGTTCGGCATAAATCGCTTGACGATTCGTTGTTAGCATCCATCGGAATTCTTGGGGCTGTCGCTATTCTGATTGTGGAGTATCCAGACGCAAATGGCAAGAACAAGAACGGCGTTCAAAAGCCCGAGTGACGCATTTACTGCGTTAACTACAGGGCTGCGGCAGGCTGCTATCCGGCCGACAATTTACGGCTACAAGCCGATGGAAAAGCAGGAGCGGTTCCATTCAAGTGGCGCAAAAGGAAGACTCTTCCTAGGAGGTAACAGAAGTGGGAAAACCGTCGGGGGCGCAACGGAAGCAGTCATGTGGCTCACAGGAAAACATAAGTGGCTCCGCACACCGCCTCCGCCAATTAGAGGACGCTGTGTTAGTGTTGACTTCGTTAACGGCGTTGAGAAGATTGTTCGCCCGGAGATTGCGAAATGGCTGCCCCTTTCTGAACTTAAAGGAGGTTCATGGGAGACTGCTTATGACAAGGAACTGCGAACACTGTACTTGGAAAATGGGTCGTTCATCGAGTTTATGTCCTATGATCAGGCACTCGAAAAATTTGCAGGAACTTCTCGACACTTCGTTTGGTTTGATGAAGAGCCACCCCACTCAATCTTCAACGAATGCTTGCTCCGACTCGTAGATACCGGCGGTCATTGGTGGATCACTATGACGCCCGTGAATGGTATGACGTGGGTTTACGATACCGTTTACATTGCGGCCCGAACCAATCCAACTCTATATGTTGTCGAGACAGGAATCGATGACAATACGTATCTCTCGGTCAGTGAGGTGGATCAGGTAATCTCATTGATGCCGACAGATGAAAAGGAAGCTCGCCGCTATGGAAAATTCATGGCGATCGGCGGGTTGGTGTATAAAGATTTCAGTTTGGAAAGCGTCCTCGCCCCTGTAGTAGATTCGGTGTATTGGCCGAATATGCAAAAGGAATGGACACATTTCCGTATGATGGACCACGGTTTCAATAATCCGACAGCGTGGCTTTTTGGTTGTGCGGATACTGAAGGGCGGATACTAATATACGACGAAATCTATGTCGATCATATGGTGGTGAGTGACATTGCGAGACTCGTACACGTTAAACAACGTGATCTTGGTATACTCCCTGCTTATTCAGTCGGTGACCCTTCTATCGTTAACAGCGATCCAATCACTGGGACAAGTGTTCATATCGAGTATGCCACCCACGGCATTCCTATTGTTCCTGGAAATAACGATGTTGATGCTGGCATTAATCTGGTCGCACAGCGGCTCAAGGAAAGACTCCTTTACGTAACTCGAAATTGTGAGTACACGATCAGAGAGTTTGCGAAATATCGCTGGGCTACGTGGGCAACAGCGAAAACTCGTGACGATAAAAATGCAAAAGAGGAACCTCATAAAAAAGACGATCACACAATGGACGCACTTCGTTACGGTGTTGCCTCAAGGCCAGTGATGGAGGGTAAAGTCGTCGCACCAACTCCAATGCCCGACGTGCTATCTGCAACGCTCGCACGTAAGGCACAAGCCGATTTCGATCCTCGGTTCCTGGAGCAAATAGAAAATGAAATGACAGAACAAGATTTCAACCTAGGAGATGAGTGGTGAGACTCGAAGTTGTTGACCCCGATCCAGACAAGGGTGTCGTTGCTGCGTTTTCGATGGACCCCACTCCGGGTTCTCAGGTAACACTTAGCGGCTTCCACGGATCACAGGTATATCCACTTTCGAACCAAGATCAAAATCTCAAGGTTCAGTTCGTCGGAGTGGAGAATTTCGAAGAGGCTCCACTGGAAGAGCCGAAGGATGAAGAAGTCTCTTCGTCCCAGCCCGGTGACGCCGAAGTGAAGACAGAAGACGATACGTCTTCGACTGATCCGACGGCAACCAAAACAACGGCTACTACAACGAAGGCAACTTCCACAAAGAGCACGAGTTCGTGACGGTTTATCTGAGTATCGTTGATCCAAGCCACGAACTTGAGTTAAATCCGCAGGGACCGCCATTTGCGTATTCGATCAAGTTTGATCAGAAGACGGGATCGAAGATCGAAATCAATGGTTACGAAGGTTCTACCGTTGTAAACGTTGGTCCGGCTGAAACAGATTTGTACATCTATTTCATCAACTGTGACAACGTTGAACTGAATGTGGATAAGCCGGGACCAAACAATGACGAACCACAAGTATTGGTGGCACCGATACGATGAAGATTGTAAAGAACGCACAATTTGTGCCAGGTGTATGTCTCATTTGTGGCGGTTCGGATTCGGACCGGCCGTGGTTCTTGGATATTGAAAAGCAGGCAGAGTTCTGGGGTAACATCTACTTCTG